GCGATTTTTTTGGCCTACCACCTGAGTATAAACTTCAGTTACATGAAGAAATATTTCAGTTAATCTTACATTCTAAGGGTGGATTTACGTTTTCTGATGCGTATAATCTACCTATATATCTACGTACATTTTATCTAAAAAGACTTCAGAAGTTCTATAAAACAGAAGCTGAAGAGTTTAAAAAAGAGATGAATAAATACAAAAAGTGATATTTATTATTGAGTTATAATACTTAATTTTATTCGGAGATTCATAATGCCTAAGTATAAAAAAGTTAATGAGGGTATAGTAGATAATTTCATATCTAGAGTTTTTACAAGTATAGGTAAAGGTCTAGAGTCCCGCACGATAAAAAAATTAGAAAAAACAGATCCTAAATTAGCCGATAAATTTAAAGATTTACAACAAACAAAAAAAGAAATAGATGATTACCTAACTAAAAAAGAAAAAGAGGCGATAAATAGAGGTGAAAAACCAGAGTTTATGACGAGATTTAAGTAATGGCAATAGATTATAAAAAAAGTGGTAGGCGTAATGGAATGTCCGATGCTGAATTTACTAAAGCAATGGCAGATGCGAAAGCTTTTTTTGCACAATCACAAGATTTATACAAAAAATTAGAAAAAAGTTATGATAGAGTAACCGACAACCTCAAAGAACAAGGTACTTTAGAGGGTATGTTGAACGGTAAAAGACTTGAAGCTCAAATGATGGCTGAGGCTATGAAAAGAGCTCAAGAAGAGGGTAGAGATGTTACACAAGATGAACTTGATAAAATAAAAGAGAAAGTCGGTGAACAGAAAAAATTTGGTAACGCCATAGATGAAATACTACCTGGTGCATTAGGAATAGCTAGAGGAATTGAAGCTTCTGCTAGAGGTATGGCAGGTATATTAGGACCTGCATCTATGGCAGTCGCAATATTTATTGTATTAGCAAAGTTTGCATTGGACTATGGAAAGGCTATTGCCGACACAAGAAAAGAATTAGGTATTTCAGTTGGTGAAGCCGCAAAATTAAATGCTCAAAATAAACTTTTAGGAATACAAGCAAAAGCTTTTGGTTTAGAGTTACAAGATGTAACAGAGGCTCAAGCTGCAATAAGAAGGGATTTAGGTGCAAGTGTACAAGAATCAGTTAAGTTAAGTTTAAATTTTGCTAGAACATCTGCGGCAACTGGTCAATCTGCTGAAGATTTGACAAAAACATTATCTATAATGGAATCAATATCAAGTGCGAGTAGAGATGTTTTACTGAATCAAATTAGGGCAAACGCTGCTATGATTGAAGCTGCTGGTGTTGCTCCAGCATTAGTGATGAAAGACATTGCAGAAAATTCAGAGTTTTTTGCTCAGTTTGCAAAAGATGGTGGAGATAATCTAATTCAAGCTGGTATTGCCGCTAGAAAACTAGGATTAGATATGAGTGCAGTTGCTTCTATATCAGAGTCATTATTAGATTTTGAATCCTCAATAGAAAAATCAATGGAAGCTTCAATGTTATTGGGTAGAGAGATAAATACTGATAGAGCTAGAATGTTGGCTTTTTCTGGCGAACAAGAAGAGCTGATGAAAGAAATTCAAAGATTGGCTGGTTCAGAAGCAGAATTTAATAGAATGACTTTTTTACAGAGAAAAGCTTTAGCAGATAGTGTTGGTGTTAATGTAGAACAACTTGCAAGGTTAGTAAGAAATCAAGGTCCTCAAGCTACTGGAGCGGCTGCAGGTGGTGCGATGAGTAATGCACAAATCACAACTGTCTCAGATCCAACTGCAAATAAATATTTAAAAAGAATAGCCACCAATACAGGTTAACGGAGAAAATGAATGCCATTATTAGAAGAAACAGCAGATTTATCTAGTTTATCTACTGGAGGTAATAATACTAGTCAGAATCCAGCTGGTAGTGTTACTACTAATAATAGTGTACCTACATCTGCTCAATTACCACCAGGAATACCACCTGAAGTGGTTCAACGTATTCAAGATGCACAAAATTCAGGAATAACCAGTACTCCACAGAGAAGGGGGAATCCTGGTGAAAGTGAATCTGGTTTATTTGGTAATAATTTACCACCAGTTCCACCAACTCCTGAAGAATTGGCTGAATTAGCAAATCAAAGAAGAGCTGGTAGAACACCACCAGCAAGGCCTATTGATGTTTTTGGTGAAATAAGAAGAGGTACTATTCAACCTCAAAGAAGTATAGGTGTAAATTATTTTTTAGATATAGACCAATTTGGTTTTAGTTTAAATAAAAATAGATTAAGTACGGATTTTAAACTAAATGAGTTTGGAGGTCCTGAAAGACAACAAGGAAATATACTAGATTTAAAAGGTGACTTTTCACCAATATATTCTTTTACAAATAAAGCTGGTTCAGTCTTTTCAAACACTTCATTTATACAAAACAAACCAGCTCCATCAGAATTATTTTTAGATAGAAAGGGTGACTTTTCTCCTGTATTTACTGAAAACAGAAAAGCTCCAGCTACATATTTTGCAACTTCTAGGTTACTTGAATTATCACAAACAAATATTTTTAATGGTAAAACAATAGATGAATACTATGAAAGAATAGATAATGCAAATGATAGGTTGAGTATAAAAAGAGGTCGAGGTGGAGTTGATACTGAATTTCCAAGAGTGATACGAAAGGTAGGTCAACGATGGGGTGAAGGGACTTTTCAAGTTCCATTTCAAATTCCTGAAGGAGTTCAAAATGTTATAAATCTTACTAATGAAATTGGTGAAAGTATATTGGGTAGAGAACCAGCTGTATACATAAATAAATTTTCATCTGAAGTATCAAGATTACTACCATTTGTAACATCACCAACCTATTTAGGTAAACAGGTGACACTTCAAAGAAGAAATCCATTTAAATATCCAAGTTCGATTCTGTATTCTTTTAATGGAAACGAAAGTTTAAAAGAAGTAAAAGTTCAACAAGAAGCAAATTCTTTATATAATCAAGCCACTAGTCTAGTAGATCCTAGAGGATATAACCCTCTATCTATATTTAGTGCTCCTGGTGTTGTTATGATAAATAGGATGTCGAGTATTTTAGATCCAGTAACAATTTTTAGAAAAGCACCTGTTGGAGCTTTAGCATTAGCTGGAATAGCTGGTACTTTTAGTGCAGGTGTTCTACAAGCAGCGGCACCTGTTGCTGGTAAGACTGTGATTGACGTTGTTAGTTTAGGTATAAAGGGTGCAGGAAGCTTAGGAAATTCTTTGGCTGGTGCTATAGGTGGAATAAATATTGGAAAGGGTGCTGGTGGTAATTTAAACTTAGGTCAAGGTATTGGAAATATATTAGGTGGGATAGGTTCAGCTGCGAGTGCCATAGGTGGTGCTGTTGGTTCAGTTGTTAGTAACATACCTGTACCTGATTTTACTAAATTTAGTATATCTGGTATTGGAAAGTCTTTAGACTTAAGAGCACCAAGTAGTCCGTTATTAGATGCGGCTGGAGGAGTTTTAAAAGGTGTTGGTACTGCAGTAGCTGGTACACTAGAAACTGGATTAGAAGTAGCTCAAGCAGCCGCTGAATATACACGAGATAAAGCCGCTAAATTTACGGAACAAGTTGGTGTTTTTGGAAAGAAAGCTTTACAAGAGGTTGATTTAGAGGCATTTAATAACTTAGGTGTTGATTATGTAAACCTAATAAAGTATGCACAAGATAATTGGGAAGGTAAAAAATATTACGATTTAGACTTTGTACCTTTTAAGTTTCATGATATTAGACACGATGCTCCAATAGTTTTTAGGGCAATACTTAGTGGTATAACTGATACTTTTTCACCAGACTATGCAACAGAAAGATATGTCGGTAGACCAGATAACATTTATGTTTATCAAGGTACAACAAGAGAGATAAGTTTTACATTTGATGTTTATCCTAAATCTGATAGAGAGTTAATTAGTATATGGCAAAAATTAAATTATTTAGCTGGATTAACATATCCCCATGTTTCTGCTCCAGGTCCTGATGGTGGTCGTGGTATGATATCACCATACACCAAATTAACAATCGGTGAGATGTATAATGAAGCACCTGGTGTAATAACAGGATTGACAATAACAGTAATGGATGAAACAACTTGGGAAACTAGTTTTGCAAAGTTACCAAAGTATTGTCAAGTATCAGTAACTTTTGCTTACATAGGTAATAAAGTAATGTCTGCAGAACAAAAATTATATGACTTACCAAGTGTTCCTGAGGTTGATTATGAAACTAGATTAAAGTCACCGATTGGTGAAACTTTAAATTTATTAAAAACTGGTGATACCGGAGCTGGTAGAATCACAGCTTTTAAAGATGCTTTTAATGACGAGAGTGTTTCTCAAGAAAAGACAATTGGTGTCGGTGTTAAGTCAGTTAAAAAATTATTAGGTGATGTGGGGCTTGGATAAGATATGAAAAGGTACGGAACAACAAAAAGAAAATTAGATAAATCTGGTAAAAGAGTATTTGGAACAACATACTATCCACAGATACCATTAGATAATTCTGATAGATTGTATACAACCATAGATGGTGAAAGAATAGAAAATATAGCCTTTACATTTTATGAGGATGTTAGTCTATGGTGGGTTATTGCAAAAGCAAATGGATTTAAAGGTAAAGTTGCATTTAAATCTGGAGAAGTAATCAGAATACCTGGTAACGTATCAAGTATAATTACTGAATTTAAAGAATTAAACAAGTAAATGATTAATTTAACACCAATAGATAAAAGAGTTCAAAGAAGACTTTTTGAGAAAATGCGAGCACTTGGTAAAGAAGTGGTTTATCCTGAAGACTCAAAAGGTGTTTTAACGCAAGCAGACATGATGACTAGAACCACATTCATAAAGATGGTTTCTGGTCACGAATCTCCGATAGTTCTTATGGGTGGTGAATTAACTCCAACAGCTACAGACTCTGAAGGTTTTGGTGTAGTAGACAGATTTAATCCATTACAAAATTCAACAGGATATGATAAGATATATGGACCTAGATCTGTTAGAGCACCGAAAGACTTTGAAGATTTAGAATTTGAAGAACAAGAGGAAGTTTTATCTACATTAGATAATAATGAAAAAGCAAGACCAATACCAGGTATTAAATCAATAGATGTATCTTTTTCAGGTGGAGTTAGGGGTTCGAGACAGGCAACAATAAATTGGACTTGTTGGAGTTTTGAAGAGATAACTAGATTAACACCTCATTTTCTTTCTATGGGAAAGACAGTTTTATTGGAGTGGGGTTGGGCTTATGATGGAGGACAAGAAGAAAATTTCAAAAGTTTTATTCTATATGATAAAGTAGGTGCACCCTACATTGCCGCTAGTGCCTTTGATACAGGATACATAGAAAAAGTTATAGACCAAAACGGTGACTTCGATATGATGGTCGGTATAATCAAAAACTTTGAGTTCACTACACGAGAGGACGGGGGAT